CATCATCTAGTGTTACCGAATTAGGTGTTACAACTCACGCGTTAACAACAAGCTGGAAACAATTTACTGTAACATTAACGTTACCATCAATATCAGGAAAAACATTAGGTACTGACGATAATGATTTTGTGCAATTGAATTTTTGGTTTGATGCTGGTTCCAATTTTGATTCTAGAACAAATTCGTTGGGACAACAATCTGGTACTTTTGATATTGCTCAAGTTCAAATAGAAAACGGAAATACTGCAACAGACTTTGAAAATAGATCCGTTGGTGAAGAGTTAACCTTGTGCCAAAGATATTATCAACGGCTATCCGGAAGTTTTAATTTTGTTGGGACAGGTATGTGCCACAGTAGTGCTCAGTGGGATGTAATAATATCATTCGCTGTCATGAGAACAAACCCAACAGTAACAGTTTCAAACGTTTCAGATTTTCTACTGGTGAACGCGACTGGGGGTGGACTAGCAATGACTAGTATAACTGGTGCTGGTGCTAGCACTAGCACTTCAAGAATGTATGGTAATGTATCATCTGGACTAGTAGCGGGTAATGCCACACTATTGTATATTATCAATAGTGGGTGGATAGATTTTGATGCAGAACTTTAATGAATAACACAACAACAACAACAAGGACACAAAAATGAAATATAAATTACAAGGTGCTGATGAAACAAATGGCGTAACAGATACTGAAAACGGAATGTCAATTCCAAATGCTAGTGGTAATAGACATTGGGCTGAATATGAACAATGGAAATTAGGCAATGATGCAGAAGGTAACCCATTACCTGGCAATCCTGGCGCACAAACACCTGATGCACAATATACATTAGAAGAAACAAAAACTAATAAAAAAAATGAGTTACGAAGTGATTGTAGATCTGATATAGAAGGAGGCTTTACTTCTAATGCTACAGGAACTTTATACACGTATGAATCTACACAAAAAGATCAAATGAATATTTCTGGTGCTGCACAAGCAAACACAACATTGGATTTTACTGTTATTGATGGATCAGATAATCACATTCGTGTTAGTCACACCGGTGTTCAAATGAATCAAGTATTTGGTGATGCAGTAGCTATTATGCAGACCAAAAAATCAACATTGTATTCGTTATATACAGATGTTGACAATGCAATAGATGAAGCTGCAGTAAATGCGATCAATTGGTAATAATGCTAGGAGATTAACATGGGTTTAACAAAAGTAACACAAGATGTGTTGGATAAACACGGACGTAAAAACGCTATTATTAATGGTAATTTTGATATCTGGCAACGAGGTACTAGTCAGACAGGAATTGGATATGGTTCTGATGATAGGTGGATCAATGGTAATTTTGGATCTACAAAAACCCATTCACGATCAGCCTTTACTATTGGCCAAACTGAAGTTCCAAACAACCCCAAATATTTTAGTAGAACAGTGGTTACTTCCGTGGCTGGATCGGGTAACTACACTGCTGCATGGCAAAAGATAGAAGGGGTAGATACTTTTGCAGATGAATCCGTAACATTAAGTTTTTGGGCTAAAGCCGATGCACCAAAAAATATAGCTACCGAATTAGAACAAGATTTTGGTACGGGTGGTTCTCCGTCTAGTACTATAACAGGAATTGGTGTAACACAACATTCACTAACTACTACATGGCAACAATTTACTGTTACCGTTTCAATGCCATCAATATCAGGAAAAACGTTAGGTACTGACAATAATGATAGTATATTACTAGTTTTTTGGTTGGAAGCAGGTACGAATTTCAATGCTAGTACAAATTCATTAGGTCAGCAATCTGGAACATTTGATATTGCTCAAGTTCAAATAGAAAAAGGAACTACTGCTACAGAATTCGAACATAGAACAATTGGTGAAGAATTGATTTTGTGCCAAAGATACTTCACCAAATCATATAACGTTAACACAAATCCTGGTACTATTCAACTTGATGGTGCAATCCATGAACTTAATACTCGCAACCATGCTACTGCTACCCCAGGAGCATCATTTGTTGTAGAAATGAGAGCAACACCAACCATAATGTTGTATTCACCAGATACCGGAGCTTCAGGTGTGGTATCAAACTCTGGTGATAAAAGTGCTGTGGCTTTAAATCCTAGCAAAAAACGAATTAGATTTATCAATAGTATATCTGGTGGAGCGATAGGCAATTCTTGTAGATATCAATATACAGCAGACGCAGAAATATAATAAACAAACAGGAGTTAAAAAATGGAAAATTTTGGATTAACAATAGCCGAAGGTTCAGAAATAACAAACTTAACGGTTCCATCAGGAACCGCATTCCCAGCAAATGATAATGTGGGAGAAATGTTCTATCGAACAGATTTAGACACCATGTATGTTAGAAATAACACAGGTTGGGAAATAAGCGGAAGTTCCAGCAAAAATAAAAACGCTATTATCAACGGTGATTTTGATATCTGGCAACGTGGAACATCTGGATTTGGGGCTCAGTCATATTTTGCTGATAGGTGGGTTCAGAACACTGTTGCTCCATATGATAACACTGCATCTAGACAGTCATTTACTTTAGGGCAAACTGATGTTCCAAATAATCCCAAATATTATTCAAGATTGTCACTCACTGTTAACCAAACATCAGGAAGTAATATAAGACAATTCATTGAAGGCGTAGAAAATTTTGCTAATGAAAATGTTACTGTAAGTTTCTATACAAAATGTTCAGAAGTTAATACTGGTACCCTTTATATTAGACAATTTTTTGGAACTGGTGGAAGTCCATCAGTAACAGTTGACAAATTTGTTGTGATTGATTACACAACTAGTTGGCAGAAAATAACATTTACAACGACATTAGATTCAATCGCAGGAAAAACGTTAGGTACCAATGGTGATGATAGACTAGAATTTATTTTAACCACTGAGCTAGCTTCTACAGCTCATGATATTGACATTGCTCAGGTTCAAGTCGAAAAAGGAACAGTTGCTACTGAATTTGAAAATAGATCAATTGGTGAAGAATTAGCATTGTGTCAAAGATATTATAGTTTTGGTAATACAATCTTTTTTTGTTATGGTGGTGTAGGCAATGGTGGATATTCTGCTGTGGTATATTTTCCAATGGAAATGCGAACACCTCCATCATTTATATCAACTAATGTAGGAAGTTCAGGTACTTTTGTTAGTAATACAGTAAATGATAAACATAATGCCATAATGACATTATCAGCTAATGTTAGCGGACAACAGACTATTAATAGGAGTTGGACTGCTGATGCAGAATTATAATATTAAGGAAAATAACAAATGGAAAATTTTGGATTACAAATAGCCGAAGGCTCAGAAATAACAAACTTAACAATACCTACAGGTACATCATTCCCAGCCAACGATAATGTTGGTGAAATGTTTTATCGAACAGACGAAGATAAACTATATATTAGAAATAATACAGGTTGGGGTGAATCAGGTGGCAGTGCTACTGTTGGAACAATTTCTTCTGTTGGTTCCATATTAATACCAGATGGTCATTTACAATGTGATGGTTCAACAATTTCAAGAACAACCTATGCAGAGTTGTTTGCAGAAATAGGCACGGTTTACGGTGTGGGTGATGGCTCAACAACCTTTAATATACCAGATTTACGTGGTGAATTTTTAAGAGGATGGGATGATTCAAGAGGTGTAGATGCAGGTCGTTCTTTCGGTAGTACACAAGGTTTCGCAATGGAAAACCATACACATACAGGTGCGCTACGTTCAGCTCAACTAGGTTTTGGTGGTGGTTCGAATTATTTAGCATCAGGTCCAACAACAACAGGAGCTGTATCAGCTGGTTATTCTGTTGCTGCTGAAACAAGACCTCGTAACGTTGTAGTAATGTACATTATCAAATACTAATAAATACTAATAAATACTAATACAAAATATACAATCAGGAAACAAACATGAACATTTTTAATTATGATGCAATAACACAAGAATACTTATCAACATCAACAGCACGGTTAGATCCACTAGATCAACAACCAATGATTCCAGCAAATGCAACTTCAGTTGCTGTTATAGCTCCATCAGCTGGACATGTTGCTGTATTCAATGGAACATCTTGGGATGATATTGAAGATCATCGTGGTACTACATTATATGACACAACAACCCAAGAAGAAAGTACACAAGAAGAGTTAGGACCTATTGATTCTCAATATACAGAATTGGTTCCTACTCCATATACAACATGGAGTGGTTCAGCTTGGACATTAGATTTACCTGCTGCTCAGACTGGTGAAATTGCTAAAGTAGATACATTATCAGAACAACAACGTTTGGTTTATATTACAAATGGTTCTGGTCAATCTTTAACATATAACCAAAAAGCAGCTGAAGCTAGAACATACAAAACGGCAGGCTATCCAGCGGATCTAACAGACTATCCATTTATCCAAGCAGATGTTAATGCTACTGGAAACACATCAACAGTTGTTGCTGATGATATTATCGCTGCTGAAGATTTGTGGATTTCTAAAAGTGCAGCAATCGAAGAACTTCGAATTAAAGCAAAATTAGACATTAATGCAGCTACCGATATGGCTAGCATTGATACAATAGTTGATGCTTTTGAAATAGCTATCGTATTAATTTAAGGATTGTAAATCATGGTATATGCAGGAGAAATATTAGCAGAAGGAACTGATAGACCAACGATGTCTACCCCAGCAGGAACAGCGTTTCCTTCTACTTTTTTAACAGGTGATATTTTCTTTCGAACTGATTTAAATACAATATATGTCAGAAAATCGGCTTCGTGGGAACCTATAGGTGGTTCAGGTGCTGTCGATACTGGTGGTGTTATTGCCACCAGTACAACAACTATACCATTTGGTTTCTTTGAATGTAATGGGGCAGCAATTTCAAGAACTACATACGCAACATTATTCGCAACAATTAGTACAACATTTGGTAACGGTAATGGATCCACAACATTCAATTTACCAGATTTACGTGGTGAATTTATTCGTGGCTTTGATAATGCTCGGGGCGTGGATTCTGGACGTGGCTTTGGTACATTCCAAGCAGATGCTTTTAAATCTCACACTCACTCATATGTTGGAACATTAGCTCCAGCAACTGGGTTGGATTCTGGTTTTGGTGCCACTACAACCGGTAAAACTACTGGAGCCGCTGGTGGGTCAGAAACACGACCAAGAAACATCGCAATGACATATATTATTAAATATTAGAATAATATTCAACTAAAAGCTGCATTTCTCTTAACGTAGCATCAGATTTCAACTTGTTTGCACGGTTGCTAACAACCACAATGTTATCAATCGTGTATCCTTTTGACGAATCTCGTCTATCTATACTATAACTATTATCTTGAGCCTTCCCCTTATTATATTTCAACGGAATATTTAAAATTGGACATGTTATAGGGAAACTCAACTCATTTAAATCACACAAATCCAAATCAAATTCAATTCCACGTTTTAATGCACTACTCTTTAATTGATTATATATCTGCTTGACATCTTTCTGAGTTACATGTAAATTCATAAAGATATTTATAATACAAGTAATGGTGGGTAATGAACATAATTGGATTTATAACAGTAATAGCTTGGGTGTTTGGTATATGGTCTACAGTATTTGTGGTGGCACGAATTGTAGCCGGACGGGCGTACCAAACAAACACACTCAAACAAATACGAGACAAAATGGATGGTATACAACGTAGCTTTCCATGGATGAAAGCAGCTATTATTGCAATCGTTTGTTGGGCATGGATACTAACACAATGACCGAAGATTTAACGGAACAACAAGATAAAGTTGATGCTTTAATACTCGAAGATCTCAAAATCGCAGGCATTAACTACAATTGTTTTCGATTTAAACAATGGGCTATCATAATTGGTGTTAAAATGTGTACACCACCAAATCTTAAATCTCGATTGGTATACGAATGCCTGTTTGAAGATGGCTTCATTGATTACGTTCCACTTTCTGATATTAAAAATTACTTAATAGAACCCAGATGACATTAACAGCAGATCAAATATTAGCAATACCAAAAGATCAACCAGAAAAACTGTTTTCTCAAACCGATTTCCACGCTGAATATAAACGGTTTATGAAAATCTGGCACCCTGATCGAAATGGTGATCCATCAGCAGATAAAGTTAGTGCCCGTATTGGTCAACTATTTGTTTCAGCGGAAAAGAAAAACTTTGAAAATAACTGGGTGTTGGATGGTGAATTGATATTCACAGCCAGTTCTAAAAAATATAAATTCAAATACTTAAAAATGCATACCACAGATGTTGGTAAAATGTATATTGGACACAAAAATGTTGCATTTGTATTTGATAAATTAAACAACGATTTGTTTACATCCAGTCACCGGTTAATCGACGGAATTAAATTTCAATCTCCTAAATTTAAAGAAGAATTTGAACGCTTTTTACCAACAAGCTCATATAGAAAATTTAATGCCGATATTGGATCAATCTTGTTTATGGATAAAACACCAGATGTCGTGTCCTTACGTGATCTGATTGATTTTATGCCAGATAAAAAATTACATCCAAAACACGTTGCCTGGATTGTTAGTTCTACAATAAATGTATTAGCATTCTTAGAACACTCAAACGTTTGTCACAATGCTATTACTACTGAATCTATATTTGTTTCACCAAAATATCACTCAATTGTTATGCTGGGTGGCTGGTGGTTCTCAACAAAATCAAGCGATCGAATCGTAGCAATACCAAATAAATTGAGAACAATCATTCCAAAAGAAGTTCTCGTTGACAAACGATCAGACCCTCTATATGATTTATATGGGTTGAAAGCAATGGCAATTGAATGTTTGGGTGATCCATCACTAATTGGTTCCAAATTATTAATGGACAAAAATATACCAAAACCATTAATCCATTGGTTACGAACACCACCTGCAAATTCCGCTAAAAAGGAATATACTGTGTGGACAAATGTTCTCAAAGAATCCTTTGGGGACCGCAAATTTTTTAAATTTACAACAGATATATCAAACATTTATAAGGAGTAAAAATATGGGATACGTTAGATGGGACGCAGGTGATTGGGATAAATACTCAACAGTCACAAGTGCCAGAACAGAAAAAGAAAACTTTACAAGCAGAACACTAAATGCTGACATGAATCCAAAAGATGTCGTTCGCGAATCACGCGATTCTGATTTGAATCCACAATCAACAGCCATTATGGTTGGGTGTGATGTCACTGGCTCAATGGGCATGATTGCTAATAAACTGGTCAGTGAAGGTCTCGGAACTCTATTTACGGAAATTTTGGATAGAAAACCCGTATCTGATCCACACCTATTGGTTGGTGGTATTGGTGATGTGTTGGCACATGATAGCGCACCATTACAAGTCAGCCAATTTGAAGCTGATTTAACAATCGCCAAACAACTAGAAAAAATATACGTTGAACATGGTGGTGGTGGTAATAATACAGAATCATACGATATGTTCGTGTATTTTGCAGCATTTAACACAACCACAGATTGTGTTGAAAAACGTGGCAAACGTGGATACCTATTCACAATCGGTGATGAAGAACCAATTGAAAACATTTCAGCTGCTAAGGTAAAAGAAGTTATTGGCGGTGGTTTACAAGCTGATATGCCTTTCACTGAGTTGGTGGATATTGTTAGCAAATCATACAATTACTACCACATTATCATCAAAGAAGGATCACATTGTCGTTATCGCTTTGATGAAACTAAAGATAAATGGACTGAATTACTAGGTCAAAATGCAATTATTCTTGATGATTATCATGATTTGGCTGAAGTGATTGTGTCAATCATCGAAATTAATGAAGGCAAAGATGCTGCAACTGTTGCTGCTAGCTGGGATGGCTCAACAGCATTAGTAATTGCCAATGCTACAAAGCATTTAACTTCTGGTGGTGTTGCAGCAGATTCTAACACTATTCGTTTATAACAACTACGAGAGAACAACATGACTAAAGCCATAGCTATAATTGGAGCAATGTTTGGTGACGAGGGTAAGGGGTCAATAACCGATTACTTCGCCCGCCAAAACCCAACAGATTCCATCGTAATTCGTTTTAATGGGGGTGCCCAGGCAGGTCACACTGTTCAGTGGGTTGATAATGGTGAAACTAAACGACATGTGTTCTCTCATTTTGGTAGTGGTTCTGTTGCAGGTGTTCCTACTTACCTAGCAGAAGAATTTGTGAGCAATCCTTTGTTATACAGCAAAGAAAAGAAATTGCTTGCTGATTTGAACATTGATCCCCTACTGTATGTCCACCCACAATCATTGGTAACCACACCATATGACATGATTGTCAACATGATATTGGAAGCTCGCAGAGGTAAAGATAGACACGGTAGTTGTGGTGTTGGTTTTGGTGAAACTGTAGCCCGAAGTTTATCCCACAAAAAATTAACAGTTTTGGATTTATTCTCAAATAGTCGTGATGAATTGCGAATTATAGTGGATAATATTAGATCTGAATACATTCCGGATAGATTTAAAGATCAACCACTTGATCGCAACACGAATTCTGATGCATCATGGATGAGCTTACTAACCAGTGACACACTGATAGACGAATGGCTAGATTGCGTTGAAGAATTCGTAAACGATATTTTAATTGCTGATTATAGCACATTAACTCACTCCACCCTCATTTTCGAAGGTGCTCAAGGGTTGATGTTGGATCAACAATCCCCTGATTTTCCACACGTAACACGGTCAAATACTGGTATCGTTAATGTATCAGCAATACTAACAGAAGTGGATGTGGTGTTGGATTCATTTGATGTGGTTTATGTTAGTAGAGCGTATACAACACGACATGGTGCTGGCCCGCTTGACTTTGAAAAAGAATTACCGTATTGTATTGTTGATGAAACAAATATACCCAACATAAACCAAGGTACTTTACGATTTGCTCCTTTGTTGTTGGATACTTTAAGTAGCGTCACACTACACGATTTTAACAAGTGTGACATTAAACATGCACCAGAAGTACATATGGCGTTTACCTGTTTAGATCAATTACCACCAAAAAACAATTTATTTATTGCGGGTGGCGTTGAAGTTGAATCAAATAGAGAAGACTTTATTGGTATCTTAACAGATTCATCATCATATGTTAGTTATGGTCCAACTGCTGATGATGTGAGAAAGAGATGATAATTATTGGTATTGTTCTATTGGTTACTGGTGGTATGATAACATACCAATATTTGCAAGGTAATACACAACAACACATATTCATCCCTATTATTGCTGTCTGTATCGAAATTGGTGGAGCTGGGTTAATTGGTTGGGGATTAACAACACTTAATAACACATCATGATGAAAGAGAAAGACATTATTTGGCATCACGGTACAGGCATAATCAAATATGATCCTCACCGTTTTGGCATGAAACGAAAAACCGAGTGGTGGGCTATTGTTAAAATAGACCGAGAAATCACTCGGTATTATCGTTGGTGGGTTAATAATAGATATTGGATTAACTTACACAAACCATCATGGGATGCACACATATCCATTATTCGTGGTGAAAGACCAAAACCACATTTACAACACCTGTGGAAAAAATATGATGGACAACGAATTTACTTTACTTATGCACACAATGTGCGTAGAAGTGGAGATACTAACATCTCACAACCAAATTATTATTGGTTTGTGGAGGTTAAATGCCCAATGATGACTCAAATTCGTAATGAATTTGAATTACCATCAGATTGGAATTTTCACATTACTATTGGTAGAACCTGGTAATTTTTTTAATTAAATAGATAAATATAACATGAAACAATTAATTACAACAATACTATTATCACTTTTTATTCTAACTGGGTGTTCAACAACACCAAATAATCCCGATGATCCATGGGAGGGGTGGAATAGAGGTACACAAAACTTTAACGATGGTGTCGATGACTACGTTCTTAATCCATTAGCAACCGGTTACCTATTCATTACACCACAACCAGTAGATACCGGAATTACTAACTTTTTCAGCAATATCGATGATGTTAGTGTTACCCTCAACAATTTACTCCAATTCAAATTCGTTGATGCTAGTAGCGATATGGCACGATTCCTAATCAATACTACCGCAGGTATAGGGGGATTTATTGATGTAGCCACAATGATCGATCTGACTAAACACAATGAAGATTTTGGTCAAACGTTGGCTGTTTGGGGAGTTCCACAAGGACCATATTTAGTGTTACCATTTGCTGGTCCGAGTTCTCCAAGAGGAACTGGTGGCTTAGTAGGTGATGTATTATTAGATCCAATTACTTATACGGTATTTGGTAATGCTACAGTTCGAGTAATTGGAACCGCAGCTAAAATAGTCAGAACTGTTGATCAACGGGCAGGATTTAAATCAACCACAAGCTTTTTAGATGAAGCAGCTCTGGATCGTTACTCATTCATTAAAAATTCTTATT